CACGGGACGGTCACCGTCGTTTTTAATTTACAGAAAGGAAAGGTGCAGCAATGAGCAGACTGACGGCGGAAGAATTACAGAACCTGCCGGAGAATCCCGATCCGAATATCGCGGAAGCCGGCAAGGATGTGTTGTTGTATTTGGGTAAAAGCGGGTCAGGCGATGAGGAAGTGTTTGCCCTGGTAGGCGGGCAGCGCAACTCCACCATTGAGATGACCGCGGGTTCCCTGGACGGTTCCCACAAGGGGAGCGGCGGATGGACGACCGCCATCCCCGGCATGAAGAGCTGGAAATCCAGCTTTGACGGCCTGCAGATCATGAACGATGAAGGGGCACAGATTATGGAGCATTGCTTCCGGTATGACAAACAGGCCCATACGAAGTTTGTGTATCCGGACGGGTCGTTTCAGATCGGCTGGGCGCATATCACGGAGTTCAGCCGTGACAATCCCCATGACGGTATCGCTACCATCAAGTCCACCCTGGAAGGTGTGGGTCCTATCTCCGAGATTACCCCGGCCGCGGAAGACCCTGCTGAGGAAGGGCATACAAATGGTGAAACCAATACCGGGACTACTGATACCACGGAAACGAATGGTGAAACCAATACCGAAACCACGGATACGACGGAAACGAATGGCGAGACGCAGAACAACGGGGAGGGCTAACCGATGCAGGAATCTATCACATTTAAAAATGGCGACAGGAACTGCAGGCTCCTGTTCACTATCCGCAGCCTGAAGGAGATGGAACAGGAACTGGGGTTTTCCCTGAACCTCCTGTTCACACCCAACGTGGCACTGACCCTCCGCTTGTGTACTATCCAGTTCACACAGCTTGGTATGAAATACGGCCTGCAGGACAAGGAAAAAGAGGATGAGGATCCCTACGATTTCATCCAGTCCTTCTGTGACAACGGCGGCAGTCTGGATACGCTGAACGCGCATATCCTGGCGGCCATCAGTGCCACCAACCTTTTTACGGAGGGCCGGACGACAACCCTGGATGCGATTCGCAAAGTGCTGGAAGCGGCGCAAAAAGAATTATCTCCTTCGGATCCGTCGCAGAGTGGATAAAGACCACGGAGCCGATAGCCTATGAGATGGGGATACATCCCAGGGAGTTTGAAGCGATGCAGCCCGGTGAGTTCTGGCTGATGCTGGAGGCACATGCCCGAAGGCAGAAGGAACGGGACCGCCGGGCCGCTTATTTCCTGTCGTACCTTATGGCCCCGTATATGAAAGAAGGAACAAAGATCGATATCGAGGATATCGTGGCCCCGCTCTGGGGCGAAGCAGAAGAACGGAAGAAACAGAAAGAAGCCGAGGCAAGCGCCAGACGGAAAGAAGACCGGGCGGTACTGGAAGCAGAGTTCGCCTGGGCATTGAGGAGAGAGTGAAATGTCATTGTTATCCGCGCTGATGGTGAAGATCGGAGCAGACAGCTCCGGCCTTCGCAAGGAACTGAAAACTGCAAAACGGGATATCGACCGCACCTTTTCCAAAGACCCGGTGACAGGGTTCGGAAATGCCATCTCCAACACAACGGCCAGTGTGAGCAATCTTATCAGCAAGTTCAACACGGCGGCGATGCTGGTGGGCGGCGGGTTCGGCCTGACGGCTCTTATCGGCAGCGCGGTATCGGCAGGCGCGGCGGTCCATGACCTTGCCCTGAAACTTCATGTGTCCAATGCGGAGGCGGCTATGTTCTCCCGGACGGTGAAGCTGGCAGGCGGGGATGTGGAAACTGCGGGTGCCGCCATGATGCGTCTGGACTCCACCATCAGCGGAAGCGGGGAGAAAGCGGAAAAGACGCGCGCCATCCTGGACGCGCTGGGCGTATCCCTGACAGACCAGACAGGAAAACTCCTGCCTCTGAACGAGCAGGTGAAGAACCTGTCGGTGGGATACCAGAAAGCTTTGGAAGCCGGCTACGGGCAGGAGTTCCTCATGAACACCCTGGGCGTCCGGGGTATGGCGCTGGCGCAAACGCTCCTGAAATACACCGGGGCGGCGGAGGACGCGGCAAAGATCAAGAGCATCGGGCTGGATGCCGACCAGATGGAGGAGGTCAACAGGCAGCTGCAGCTGACCCAGGCGCAGTTGGGACAGCTCACCATGGCGGGCGGGGCATTGCTCGCTCCCATCGTGGGAGAACTGCTTCCCGGCATCACGGAAGGGCTGGCGGAAACGGCGCGGATGATTTCCGAGAATAAAGCGGAAATCGTGTCTTTCGGAACCACCATGGTGGAACTGATGGTGACCTGGAAAGCCATGCAGGCGATAAGCCGCGCCATGGACTGGGCCGGAAGTTTCCGAACTGCTGCAGCAGAAGTCCAGGTACTGACAAAGGCCCAGGAAGCGGCCATCACACGCAGGCTGAACATGCTGAAAGCAGCCCAAAAGAAAGAAGAGCAGATGCTGGCCAAGGAAGTGGCCGCCCAGAAGATTGCGGAAGCGGAAAAGGAAAAAGCCATCAACGAAGGCTGCGTCCGTATCCAGATGAAGTACGCGGAGACCGCTGCAAGGATCGAAGCGGAGATGCGCTCGGCCTTCCGGAAGATAAGCGCCGAAGCACAGATGTCTGCGGCAGGTCAGGTGCAGGCTATCGCGGCGACGGGAACGGCGGCCCAGGCTGCCAGCACCAAGATGGTAGCGGCGTCTACCGTGGCTAAAGGTGCGGTGGGTTCGCTGACTAAAACCGTATGGGCGCTGGTTGGGGGATGGTATGCCGTGGCGGCGGCCATCGCCTTTGCCTTTGAGAAACTGGTGGAGTTCAAGCAGGAAAAATCCAAGGAGATCACCGGGGACACCTATGTGGGGGAACAGCGGTACCGCAAGGGAGCTGACGGAGCGTTCTACCGGCAGACCATCAACACCGAGGCGGAGGATGCCTTCGATACCTACACGGAGACGAAGGTCACCGATGAGGAGGAACTCGCTGCGGTGCGGGCTGCCTATATACAGAAACATCCCACAAAGAAATCTTCAACAGCAACGGCGGTAGATACCGATAAGTACAAGAACCTGTTCAGCGGCGGTGGTGACAGCGGCGGGGGCAAAGGCTCTTCCGGGAAAGCGACCGATCCGCTGAAAGAGGAACTGGAAAAGCGGAAGAAACTGCAGAACAGCCTGGAAAAGGAATACGCGGCCCGGATGACCATCAAGGAAGCCATGCAGGAAAGCAAGAATTTGCAGACCGCATACCTTTCGGCATCAGAGAAGGCGGTCTATAAGATTGCCAAAGACCATGAAAAGACGGTGGATGATATCAAAAAACGCTGGTTCCAGTTCGAGACGGAATACATCGGCATGTCAGACGAGGACCGGGCGAAGTTTGTACAGAACCTCTCTGAAATGGGAGTTGCATTCGAGGTGACAGAAAACGGGAAACTGTCCCTTGCAAAACAGGTGGCGGCGGATATCGCCGCAGCCAACAAACAATACGATGACGCCATCGTGGAGTATCACGCGCAGTGCAAGGATATCCTGGCGGATATTGACGAGGCGTACCGGAACGGTTCTGTGGAAAAGCTGAAAGCAGCTTTGACCGAGGCTAACACATATACGCTGAATGCCTATAAGACCCGGCAGACGGTGATGGAACGGTATTACGAGAACTGGCTGGAAAGCCACAAGACCACCAGCGAGATGGTGGCGGATATCATCCTGGAAAGCCAGAACACTTTTGAAACATTCTTTAAGAATGTACTGACCGGCCAGAAGTCCTTCGGCGACGCGTTTATGGACCTTCTGAACGGGCTGTTGAACGATATCGTGGGACAGATTTCCAAGATGATGGCTTCGGCCCTCATCAACAAGTTCCTGTCCACTTTCTTTGGCGGAGCATTCGGTTTCGCGGACGGCGGACTGGTGAGGGGATATGCCACAGGCGGTCCCATCTACGGACCCGGCACCTCTACATCCGACAGCATCCCCGCCATGCTCTCCGCCGGGGAGTATGTGGTAAAGGCTGACGCGGTCCGGCGCATCGGGGTTCCCATACTGGATGCCATCAACAGCGGGATGCTTTCCCGTTATGCCGCGGGCGGCACGGTGACGGGTTCCTTTAATCCGTCGGCCGCGTCGAAAGGCGGCGTCAATGTCAGCATCCATCTGACTAACGAATCCGGACAGCAGCTCCAGGCGGAACAGACCGGGAGTTCCTTTAATGGCGAGGAGTACGTCATCGGTGTGGTGCTGAAAGCGGTCAGCACGAACCAGGGCGGCCTGCGTAGCATGATCAAGGGGGTTGCGACGACATGAGCGACAAAATTTATTTCCCGGATATCCGGGAACCGGGCTGGCCTTTTGCGGAAGAGCATGAGGATACGTCCCTGCGCACCAAGTTCGAGGACGGTTCCATGCAGAGCCGGTCCAAGTTCACACGGAGCCGCAGGAAATGGACGCTGCACTGGAATCATCTTCCCAGGCGGCAGTATCTCATTCTGATGCACTTCATCACCAAGGTCGTGAAGTTTTCCGCAAAGAGCTTCATCTGGATGAACCCGGATTCCGTGAGTTTTGTGTACGGGGATCTGGATCCCCACATGGAAGAGGTGGAAGTCCGCATCACCCGTGTGGGGGAATGGAAGAACGAGGCCTTGCGGTACTGGTCTGGGGATATAGAACTGACGGAGGTGTGAGATGATTAGTCTTTCAGCCATCGCCAGAAAAGAAAAAAATCAATTAAGCACGGACAGCGCCTTCATCGTACTGCTGGATATCCAGCTGGGGGAAGACGTGGCCCGTATCTGCTATAACACGGAAGACGTGACCTGGAACGGAAATCTGTACCAGGCTTTCCCGTTCACCATCGGAGAGGTCACCGAGAAAACGGATGGAAGCGACCCGGATGTGGAACTGAAAGTGGACAACGTATCCCAGGCCCTGCAGTATGCAGTGGAGGAGGCCAACGGCGGAAACGGAACTGAAGTGATTCTGAGAGTGGTGAACAGTCTTGCCTTGGAAACCGGCTATGCGGAGATGGAAGAGTTCTTCGTGGTGACCAAGACCCAGGTCGACCAGCAGTACATCACATTCCATCTGGGAAGCGAGTACAGTTCCCGGACAAGAAGGCCGCTGAACCGTTACATGAAGAACAGCTGCAGTTATAAGTACAAGGATGTGCGGTGCGCCTGCACTTCCAATCTTCCTTCCTGCGACCATACGCTGACGGACTGCAGGGCAAGAGGGAACAGCCATCGGTTCGGCGCCTTCCAGGGCATCGACCAGAAAGGGGTGTATGTGCATTGATCTGTTATGATGATTTGATCGGTGTCCCGTTCAAGAACCACGGACGGGACGTGAAGACCGGCCTGGACTGTTACGGGCTGGTCATGGAAGTGTACCGGCGCTGCGGTATCGAGCTGCCGGAGTTCGACGCAGAATACGATGACGTGGAAAAGATATCCGGCATCATCGACGGGGAACGCGTCAAGGAAACCATCTGGAAAAAGTGTGACAGGGCTGACCTGCCGGTTCCCTGCATCCTGGCCATCCGGTTCGGAGTCCCCAAAGGAGTGGTGAACCATACCGGCTGTTACATCGGGGACGGGAAGTTCATCCACATAAGGGAGAATATCGGCGTCTGTGTGGACCGGATCAGTTCCCCGGCCTGGAACCGTGTCATTGAGGGGTGTTACGAATATGCAGGACAAGAACAAGATTACGTTGGTGATCATAAAGAACCCGTTTGAGCCGTGGAACGGCAGGCGGGTTGTTGAAATACCCGCCGGGGACACGGTGGAGAGTCTGGCAGCGCAATACGCAGTGGAAGGTGTCGAGTTGAGGGTGACGGTGAACGCATCGTCCCCGGATCCCGGCACGGTGACAAAAGCTGGCGACTTTGTAGTGGTCAGTCCTGTCATTGCCAAAGGCAGCGGCAAGGGCATCCTGGGCATTATCGCGGCGATCGCGCTTTCCATCGTATCCCTGGGCGTCGGATCTGTGGTGGCAGGCGGCGCGTTCATGGGTTCCGGCGTGGTCGCCATGGGAAGCTGGGGTTTTGCTTCATTTTTAGCAGCGACAGCAGTCATGTTCCTGGGCAGCACTCTTATCTCCCGGTTTACCGGGAAACAGGATATGGGTCATTATGACGCCAAAACGGATCCAACTTATTCATGGGACGGGACGCAGACCATGGAAGGTCAGAACAACGCGATCGCACTTACTTACGGAACGGTGCAGAGCGGAGGCCAGTCCATCGGCAAGTATGTGGAAGTCCGGGATAACAAGGAATACCTGAACTGGCTGGTGGCAGCCGGGGAGGGACCTCTCACCATCACGGATGTGCAGGTCAACGATAACCCGGTCAGCTTCTATGAGGGAATGACCCTGGAAACCAGGGAGGGAACCAACGACCAGAGCCCAATCAGCAATTTCAACGATACCTATTTTACCAAGACGCTGAACTATCAGCTGCTGGATACGGAACGAATCGACACGGCACAGGGCAATGCGACCGAGGGTATCGTCGTGAAGATTGAGTTCACCAATGGGTTGTACTATGCACAGGACAACGGAGAACTGGGTACCGCCTCGGTGGATATCGAAGGGTTTTACCGGCTCGGTGAGAACGGAACCTGGGTTCAGTTCATCGGCGGTAACGCCCAGGACGGGCATATCACGGGAAACCAGTCCAGCAACCTGCGGAAAGAATACCGGGTGGACAACCTTACGCCCGGCGAGTACCAGGTCAAAATGCAGGTGGTTGGACGGAGCCATGCGGTGGACAGCAGCCGTGCCAGCACCCGTTGTTTCTGGACGGGACTGACCTCCATCGTCTATGACGATTTCTGTTATCCCAACATCGCATTGATTGGAATCAAGGCGCTGGCCACTGACCAGATCAGCGGTTCACCGACACTGAAATTCAAAAAGACCTGCCCCTATGTGTATGTCTGGAATCCGAATACGAATCAATATGAACAGAAATCTTCCAAGAATCCTGCTTGGGCATCCTATGACGTGCTGCACCAGTGCCGGAAACTGAAGAACATCCACAGTAACCAATTCGTGTATGATGTCCGGGGCGTGGCTGCAAAGCGCATCCTCTATGACCAGTTCAGCGAGTGGGCGGCCTTCTGTGATGCGAAACGGCTCTATGTAAATATTGAGATCGTGAACGCCGGGGAGATGCTGGACGTCATCAACGAGAACATTGCCAACGTGGGGCGGGGGCAGGTATTACGGTTCGGCACACGCTACGGCTGCACCTGGGACTGCGTAAGACAGCCGGTGCAGATGTTTGGCATGGGAAATATTGTAGAAGGAACCTTCAAAGAAGAGTTTCTGCAGACCAGCGACCGGGCGAACTGTGTAGAACTGACTTACATGGACGCGGCCAATGATTTCAGCCGGGAGACCATCACCATCTATTCCGATACCTATGATACGGACGCCCAGGAACGGACGGCCCAGGCAGAGTTCAACGGCATCACTTCCTACGAGCAGGCATACCGGGAAGGGATGTACCAGCTTTACTGCAATCAGCGGTTGTTACGGACAGTTTCTTTTGAAGCGAGCGTGGATGCCATCGCCTGCACGGTAGGGGACGTGGTGCTGATCGCCCACGATGTTCCGAAATGGGCACGGAGCGGACGCATCCATGAAGTGGAAGGGCAAGAACTTATCCTGCCGGTGGAACTGGATGATATGGAAGGGCCGTACCGGATTATGTACCGGACGGTCAACGATAATATGTACACTTCCCCGGTGACGGTGCTGAAGAACAAGGACGGCTGGTGCCGGGTCCGTGTTGTGAATACGTTTTCAGAAGAAGACCCGCCGCAGCCCCAGGACATCTTTGACATTGCCTATACCCATGTAGGCAGCAAGCCCTTTGTGGTGAAATCCATCACCCGTGCACAGGACTTTACACGGAAAATCGAATGCCTGGAATACGATGCTTCGGTTTATGAAGAAAACTATAACATTCCGGTCATCCAGTATTCTTCCCGTGAGCAGCTGGTAAAAAATGTGACTTCCTTATCTGCAGCTTCCTTCCGGTATCTTTTGCAGGATGGTTCCTACCGCTACCAGACGGATATCTCCTGGGTGCGGGAGAGCAGCGGGAGTTATGCGGTGTATGTGATGGATGGCGGGAAATATGTGCTGGCAGCCGAAGGCATCCGGGGCAATTCCTATTCCTACACTTCGGTGCGGATGCCGAGTAAGGTTAAAGTTGTGACGATCGGAGTGGCTGCCCGGTCCTCCGGCACGGTGGCGAACGTGACACTCATCGTTTCTATCGTCATCAACAAGGTGACGGGGCTGACGGCTTCCGTTACAAAACAGGATAACAAATATAATGTCTCTGCCCATTGGGATGCGACCGATGCTGCCGGGTTCCGGTACTATGAGGTTTCGTTCCAGGGCGAGGTGTACCGGGCGTCCGGTACATCCATGACTATCCAGGACGCGGATACCGGAACGTATGTGC